CTTTTCCCACAAGAAAAAGACGGGATGGCATGTATCGCGTCCCGATATTGACAACATCGTCAAGGCCATTTTGGACGGCCTGAATGGCGTCGTCTTTGCGGATGATGCATCGGTAGCACAGCTCGTTTCCTCAAAGGAATACGGCGAGGAGCGAGTAGAGGTTCAAATAGAAAATGTCTGAAAATTTCATGGAACAGTATGGTGCGAAGCTCGTTGACGCGGGCTATCGCATCATTCCTATCATGCCGGGTACCAAGCGTCCCGGTCGGTATGACGGTGAAAGGTGGGGCGATCTTGCTCGCTGGACCGAAGTCACCGCTCAGAACTTCCACGTTGATATCTGGTCAAAATGGCCCGGTTGCGGCATCGGCATCCTAGCGGGTGAGGTGGTCGCGATCGATATCGATGTGCTTGACCAGCAGGTAGCCATTGAAGTCGGTAACGTCTTCCAGAAGAAGCTCGGCCAGACGGATTTGATCCGTATCGGCAAGTCTCCGAAGGCGCTGTACCTGTACCGCACTCTGGAGCCGTTCAGCAAGATCTCGCTGCACCCAATCGAAGTGCTCGGGCAGGGTCAGCAGTTCGTCGCCTACGCAATACACCCGGATACCAGCAAGCCTTACGAGTGGCCCTTCGAGGCTCCGCACGAGATCTCATTAGAGCGGCTCCCGCTCGTGACCCGTGAGCAGGTGCTGGAGGCTGCGGAGGAGGCTTATAAAGCATTACCGCCGCCCCTGCGCAAGCGATCGCTCAGCCCGAAAGGGCAGGTCTTCGTACCCGATAAGGATGCGAAGTCGTCCTACGAGGGTCTGGTTGGTACTTACGCTGCCGTTGAGGATGCCCTGCGCTACGTCCCGAATCCGGACCTGTCGTGGGATGACTGGAACCGCATCGGTATGGCGATTTACTGCGCGACCGAGGCGAAGGGCTTCTACATCTTTGACCAGTGGTCGCAGGCTTCTGGCAAATACAACCAGATTGAAACCCGGCAGCGTTGGGATCACTACAGCAAGTCTCCGCCCACCAAGATTGGCGCTGGTTCGCTGTACTTCCACGCGCAGCAGAACGGCTGGGTTCCGCCTGTATCGCTCAGCCTGAATCCGCAGAAGGCTCGCGCTGTTGAGGTGGACCTGAGTTCCATCAAGCAAAACAAAAAGGACATCGTCAAGAGCACCCGCGAGAATTTCCCGCACCAATGGTTCCAGAGCCAGTCTCTGGTCGGGCGCGTGACTCGCTGGATTAACGCTACAGCACAGCAGCCCCAACCGACCTTCGCGCTGATGAACACGCTCTGCATGTTTGGTGCGCTCTTCGGGCGTCGGTATGCGATGTCGCAAATCAACACCCGTTGCAATCTGTTCGCGATTGCTGTCGCAAAGCCCGGTGCCGGTAAGGATCACAGCCGTCAGCGTATCAAAGAACTCTTGATGAAGGCTGGCCTGAATCAGGTCATCTGCGGCGATCGCTTCAGCTCTGGCGTTGCTATCCTGCGCACGCTTTTTGACTACCCGTCGCGCATCTCTCACCTTGACGAGATGGGCCTGTACCTTCAGAGCTTGACCGCGAAGAATGCAGCGGGACATCAGCGCGACATCATCAAGACCTTGCTAGAGGTCTACTCGTCAAGCAGCGGTATCTATCACGGTCAGGAGTACGCTGACTCTCGCGATCGCCAGCGTTACGACATCAACCAGCCTAATTTCAACTTCTTCGGTACCACAACCCCGAGAACGCTGATTCCGGCGCTGAACTTTGACATGGTGGATAACGGTACGCTGAGTCGCATTCTGCTGGTTCCGCCGTTTGAGGAGTATCCCAACTCGCAGATCCCAGAGCTTCAGCCTCCACCAGATGACATCGTCAAGGATATGCTGGACTCGGTTTCGGTTATCCCGCACGGTGCTGGGAACCTGACTAACATCCAGTCGATCCCCAACTCGACCGTGGCTCCGGTCGTCGTCGAGTGGGAAGGTACCGCCTTCGAGCGATACAGCCAGATTAAGGATTGGCAGATTCAGCAGTCCCGAGGCGACGATGCCTTGTGGGTGCGCTTCTCCGAAATCGTGCTGAAGGTCGGCATGATTGAAGCAATCGCAATCGATCCCTGTGTGCCCGTCCTGACTGGCGAGATCTTTGAGATGTCGCATGACCTTGTGAAGTGGTCATTCAATTACACGGCAGACCTGCTGTATCGCGAAGTCGCTGAGAACGATATTGAAGCGGCTCACAAGAAGATCCTGAACCTGATTCGCAAGTCCGGTGCCGAGGGTATGAACGGCACTCAGCTTGCGAAAGCCTGTCAGGGCATGAAGGCTCGCGATCGTAACGAGATCCTACAGACGCTCGTTGAGTCCGGCGATGTGCTGGAAGAGGTCGTTAAGAACCCCGGTGCGGGGCGCGAGCGTCGTGTCTACCGGGTGCGCTACAGATAAAAAAATGCCCCGGCGGAGCAAAGCTTCAACACCGGGGCCAAGTCTCTAGGAGATAGCACGAGGGGAGTTTATCCCCTCGGATCTTTCCCCGCAAGCCATGAGACGTACCAGAGGGTCTTCCGGGCGTCCTGTTCCACGGCATCCTTATGACCGAGCCTCCAGAGGTAGGCGATGGCGGTGCCTTTCAGGAAGCCTCGCCACTCGTCCTCAGTCAGGGCTGACTTGATGGCGTCGATCGCCTCTATCTCACCCTTCTTGTAGTGATTAGGATTTACCGGATCGTTCACTGAGCTTTCCCTTTCGCTTGGCCTTTCGCTTGGCATGACTGAGCTTGGCCATGCGTTGGTAGTGCGCCTTAGGTCGTCGCTTCTTTGCTCCCGTAGCAGCGCTTCCACCTCGGCTTCCGATAGACGCCAAGTATTCTCGGATTGCATCTTTATCCCCTTGCATTTCGTAACAACTCCAACTCAGTCTTCAAGATATTCAGTTCCATCTGGATCACTTTGTACTCATCCCAAAGTCCTGCCTTGTGGACGTTGTTCAAAGCAACCTCAACCTTTTTGGCTTGGCTTTGACCGTAGCCCCAAGGCGCGGCTCGTAACTCCTCTGCCCATGCTCCGGGCGGGGATTCTCTATCTATTGTCATGGATCATTCCCTCCACCGCTTTGGTGACTTGTTCGATGACGTTATCCCAAGGTGCAATCATGTTGTCCCTCGGGAAGATGCGGATGCTGGGATACCATAGGCTTCGGTCGCCATCCTTGTTACCCCAGTACCAGAGCTTGTTCGCATCCATCAATAGCACCGGTCGTCCCAGCGCCCCAGCTAGATGCACGGTTGAGCTACTAATCGCGACGATTACATCGCACATCTGACATAGCGCAGCGAGGCCGTCGATGTCTTTGTACAAGTCCACCGAAGTCGTGACGATGTTCGTGCCGTGCTGTTGATTAAAGTAATCGACCGCCTTCTTGTCGCTGCCGTATTGCAGGTTCACTAGATTCACATCCTGCTTCATGATCGGTAGGAGCTGTTCCAGATTGACGCTCTTGTGAGGTCCGATCTTGATGGCTGCGCTCACCCACGATAGACCCACCGTCAGCTTGTTCGGGTCGAGTCCTGCTTCTTCGCGGTACTTCTTCACCAACTCCGGGTCAGCCTGCAAGAAGTTCCGCGCTGCGTACTTCTGGATGTCGTCCTTCTCGCTGATGAAAGACCAGCCCACACTCGCAAACGGAATCTGTTCCTCGTGCAACGCAGCCGGTACCTGATCGCTGTTGGCGATGAAGTCAATGTCCGGCATCGAAGTCTTGAAGATCTTGATCAAGCGCGGGTCAACCATCGCGGTGACCTTATCGGTTCGCTGCCGGATAGCGGGTAACAGAGAGCCATAAATGATCTGATCACCGATGCCCTGCTCGCCCCACACCAACACAGACTTGGCTTTGGATTCTAGATTCCACTGCGGCTTCTGGGTTACGAGACGGCGGCTCTTGAACCGGTCGCTCCGCCAGCGCGTCTCATATAACGGCCAGCCTTCTTTGAACTCGTTCTGTTGAAGTAGTAGTAGCCCCAGAATCCACTGCGCGTTGGCGTCGTTGGGTTCAATCTCGTTCGCCTTGCGGAAGTTCTCCAGCGCCTCACTCCACCGTCGCATCTCCCAACTGGCAGCGCCTCGCTGGATGTACGCATGAAGATAGTCCGGTTTGATCTTAAGCGCAGCCGTGAAGTCTTCGATGCCAGCGTCATACTTCTGCTGCTCGGCTTTCACGATGCCACGATTCACAAGATCATCTGCCGTGAGCTTGCCGCGCTTTTCGGAGGCATCGTAGTATTTTTCCGCTCCCGCAAAGTCCCGCTGAATCTGTAACAGTCGAGCCTTCGCCCGGTACGCTACGATGTCCTTTGGGAATAGGCTGATCGCGTAGTTGCAGAGATCCATCGCTTCAGCGTATTTCGCAGCCTGAAACGCGGTTTCAATCTTCTGAATTGTCTTTTGATACTTGTTCATAGTGTTGACGCCACGGCCATCCATTCCTTGCCGTACTCCACATGAGTCCAATCCTGAAACCACGGGCCACCTCGGGTCATGTGTACTGCTATCGGATTGGGGCAGTCGTTCTTGGTGTACCAACCTTCTAAGTAGTTATATGCAATCGGCAAGTGTCCGATCACATCGTCAGATAACCACTCAAACCGGTGAAGATAACTCGGCGTCGCGATGTTCACAATCTCTGGCGTTAGCTTCTTAACTTGTTCATGCTCACAGTTCAGGAACATGAAACTAGACCAGTTCTTTCGGGGGTAAACGTGTTGCGCTTGGTTGTTCATTTTGACCGTTTCGGTAGGCCGGTAATTGTGCGGTACCACGAAGCACGCTTTTGCCCCGTCGGCGTAGTCAAGCAGAGTCGCGATGTCCCCCCGGAAAAGAAAATCGCAGTCTACAAAGACCGCCCAGCCGGTGTACCCCGCGAGGTGTGGAGTCAGAAACCGCGTGAGGCTGAACTCCGTAGACGCGAGCGCATCGACCCCACGCCAATAGATACCTTGCTCGCGCAGATCGTTCTGCTTTATGGGGGTGATGTCGAGCGGGACTGAAGTGTGCAGCTCAAGCGACTTCTTGCACACCTCATACGCTGCTTCTTCGCGACTGTCCCATCCGATGAAGACCTTAAGCATTGAGGAACGCCTCCTTACGAGCGGGTCCTTTGAAGTGCAGAATCTTGGGTACGTGTCCCCCAATAACACGCTCCGGTAGACAGGCATATTCGCTCTCCTCCATCTCGCCAACGAGGTGCGTATATAGCATGTGCGAGTAGACCTTGAGTGCCTCCTGATCTCCGTACCACGAGCGCAGATTCTGATCCATGAATCCCATCAGGATCGCCATGCACTTCCACGCATGGTAGTTGCTCGTGATCGTCGCGCAGCCGAGATAGGGGTACAGCGTACCGAGCGGGATGTTGTGATACTTCTTGAACACTCCGCCTCGCTGCTCTCCGTTGAATCCCATATCACGATCAAACGATCTGCGGCAGAAGATCACTTCCTTATTGCCCAGAATCGCTTCCGGGTTAACCGGCAGAACGAACAGCATGTCGGTGTCGATGTACATAGCAGGCTTTGTTAGCCGTGCCTCTGCGAATGCGCGGGTTCGCCAGTACATAATCTGTGCCGGGTCGCCTTTGGAGTATTTGTACTCATCAACGCCATCGACCTTCGGGGTGGCGTCATCGGTACACATGATGACTTCGGCATCGGGCATCACTGCTTTCAGCGATGCCACCATCTTGGTCGGGAAGGTAACGTCCGCTCCAACATGAAAGAAAACAAAGCGGCTCATTGTTCTTCTCGCTCCTTCAACATGGCGTCGGCTACGCGATAAGCATCTCGCGCAAGGCTGTGAATGTTCGGGTGCGCTCCGTCTTGATGCCCCGCAAGGATTCCCTGAACGGCGGCTGCTGCAAAGTAATCCCGCAACTCCATACCGTAGGCTGCGCTGTCTTCCTTCTTGCTCATACTTCTTCCTCCAAAAGATCTTTCAAAACCACGACTGATGATGCGGCTGATACATCTTTGTACTTCAAGAGTAACTGCGCTGCCTGTTCTAATGTCTGCTGACGGATCAGGACTGCGAGCTTGCAGATGATCTGCGCGTTGTTCTTCGGGGCTACCGCTCCGGCTGCGTCAAACTCTCGCGCTGTCTTCTCCACAAAGTTCCAATCAAAATGCTCTAGATTCCCTTCCGGGTTGATCTTGCACCAGACCTCTTCTTCAGTCTTGGTCGTCGGGTTAGCAAGGTAATCAAAGTCCACCTCGCTGCTGATAGAACTACTGTCGGTCATGTTTCACCTTTGCGAATCACTAAAAGTTGGGGGTAGTAACTAAACTCTGCGATCTGTCCACGCGCATCGACAATCCGCATGATCTGATCCATGAATGCCATCACCGTCTCACGACTGTTGACTGCGGTTGCGTCAAAGTACTGACGGAACTGGTTGGTGTAGGCGTCGTTGTACGTACACTTCAAGTCTTCAATGACGTAGTACCCACCCGGTCGGATGTGATCCCAGACCATCCCAAACATCTCAATGATCTGCTCGGAGATGTGGCTCGCGTCGTCGATGAACAGGTCGTACATCGCATCATCGGGCGGTGCGTTCTTACACAAGTCCAGTATGTGGATGTCCACATTCGGCAGGTCTTTACACAGGCTCGCGCACTCCTCGCGGATGTCGAAGCCCGTGATGTTCGATGCCGGTAGATAGTGCGCCCACATGTGGAGTGATGCGCCACACGCTACACCGGCTTCGGCTATCTCGAACACGCACTTGTGCCGGGGTTGTCCCTCGGTGCGGATCATCTCGGCTACGATGCGCTCGTATACGTCTGTATAGCAATGCTTTACGTTGCCCTTGTCGCTGCCGAATAGATCCGCCAGCCCCGTGAGTGTCATCTCCTTTAGGTTCACCTCGCCCGTGTCGGGGATGTACTCCTCGGGGGTTACGGTGTCCAAGTAGCGGCGCACTCCGCCTCGTGCCATCGGGTCGTTCATGGTTCTACCTCCCACTTGATGCCTTTTTGTTCGCGCTCTGTATTGGCGGCTTTTTTAGCCGCATCAACACACTCATTACAGGCGTGGCTTAATCCAATTTTGTTTTCTCTAGGGATATCTGGCAGAGCGGAATCAAAGACAAATGTCCAGCTATCCTTAAAAAACTCTTCGCCACAAAATTCACACGTTACTTCACGATTAATCCTGATCATTTGCTCTCTCCTCTCGCCCGAATGGCGGCGGCGCATCCCACAAGTGTCGGAATATGCGTCAATGTCGTTGATTCTTTCGGTAGCGGACCGTTCTCACACAACTTCGCGCATTGCTCCCGCTCATGTGCTACGGCTTCGCGCACTCGTACACAGAAAGGGTTCTGGCATTCCGCGTGGCAGGAATGAATGGCGTTCAGATCCATGCGCTCCCGCTCGGCTGCGGCAACGAGGGCAGCGAAGCGTTCAAGATTATCAAGAAAAAAAGTAAACTCTGTTTTTGGGTTTTCACCAAGAGGCTTCCACCCAGCCTCTCGCGCCAGTCGGATGATGTCGTCGCGGGTCATAGCTTCGCTCCGTAATACTTTCCCACCAACTTGAATGCGTCGATGTGCCGTTTCAGTTCTGCCAGATCCGCTGCCTTGTCGGTATCGAATATCGCCATCCACTTCCCTGACTTGCGGAGTTTGTAGTCTTGCTGGAGTTGCTTCATGGTGCGCTGCAATTCCGCTGCCGTGATCTCTTCGAGCAGGTCGGAGCTGACTTCGATTTTCATTACCACAATCTCCCGATGGCGAAGCCAAGCATCAAGCCAAAAACGAACACCATGATCTCAATAAAGATCATCTCGCCTCGCTCTCTGGCCTTCTCAATTTCCATGGCGTCAAGCTGTGCCAGTAGTTTGGCAATCTCTTCCATCTGCGCGTCTTTTGAAGTGCGCGGCTTTCTAGTTTCAATCTTCACCAGTAGTTCCCCCCGCTGCGTCGGCGTGAGCAAGCCCAGTTCGGCTCCGGGACACTCGCCCATTCTCGGTATGCTTCTGCCTTGCGTCGCTTAATCCAATCTAGGATCGTGATCCAGATATTCATCGTTCGTTGTCCTCGCTAGTTCGTTTTCTAGTAAGCGTATTTCTCTTTGCTTGTCCTTGATCTGTCCCCACAGCCAGTCTACTTTTCGGACCCGGCTTTCGACCGAGCCAACCCGTGGGTCTTGCTGTTCGTCTTCCAGTTTCGACGGCATCACATAACTCCTTGATTAATTTCTGCGCGTGAAAGAGTCTCTTACGCTCTTGCTGCGCGGCATTCCACTTCGCGACCTCTTCGGCTTTTGCCTTAGCGTGCTTTCGTCCACGCAAGAAGTGACACTTGCCATAGTGCTCCGTGTGACAGAGCGGACAGAATCTGACGGGCTTTGGAGTCAGCCCGTACAGCGACCAGAAGTCACTCGTCTTCAAGCAGCTCTTCCTCTTTGAACTCCAACTCGTAGTAGTCCTCACCAAGACAGTACGGGCAGACATCCCAATCGCCGTAGGCGTTGCTATAAACCTCGGTGCACTCAAACTCGGTATCGCACTTGCGGCAGTAGTAGTACATGTCCATGTTCGTGTTCCTGTGTGTTTGGGTATCGTTTGGGTTCAAGCTGGTTGCGTAGAGATTAGACCCCTCGCGTGATTAGCGCAAGGGGGTTGTTTTAGTGGGCTGATCGGCGGTCCAGTTCTTCCTGCGCCCAGTCCAGATCCCACTGGTACATGCGGTTCTCTTCCTCAAAGCGCATGTCCCGAGCGTAAGAGATGGCGTCCTCGACCATCTCCACGACGTTGGGCTTGAATCCGCCCACGTTCCAGATCGTGACCTGCTCGGGGGGCGTGTCTTTGCGCCAGTCGTAGATCGTGGCTACGTGCACATCGTCGTTCTCGTCGAGGAACTCAATGACCCACTCGGCTTGGGTCTTCTCGCCGTCGCCGGGGAGGGGGCGGCCGAATGCGTTCACCAGTTCAGAGTAGGTGGCCAGCACGAGGCCCTGAAAGAAGGTGCCGTTAGCACCGCTCATCGTCACTTCGTATCGCATTGCAAATCTCCTAATTAGTTTGCAGTTCGTGATATCGACAGGTGGATAATACTCAAGCCGCTTGCGCTGTGCAAGGGGTCATTGAACGACAAATTGCAGTATCGAAATGGGTAGCATTACTGCTGTCTTCCCGTGCGGTGTTCTCGGGTAGATCAGCATGTGCCCGCTGAACTCGGTGCTAAAGAGCAGTAGCTGGGCGTTCGAGACCCCCTTCTCGACCCCCTCGAAGTCGTCCAGCAGGATCACGGCATTCTTGTTGAGCTTCGCCATGAGCGCGACATCGTCGCCCCTCAAGCGCCCGTCTATGTAGAACAGGTCCGGCTTGACCTTCTGCGTGATCAGCTCTTCAAACATCTCGGTAGATGTCTTGCGCGGGTACTGGCGGATCTTCGCCCGACCGAGAGCGGGCAGTTCGATATCGTTGCTGGCGTCGCAGGTGTGGATGACCGTGTTCACCTCGGCTGCGTATGACATCGCGATCGTGGATCTCCCGATAAAGGTGCCCACCTCGGCGATGCCTTTCGGGTTGAAGTAGCTCACCAAATCAAAAAGACAAAACGCATCTTCCAAATTAATGGAGCCGGTCTTGTAATCCGCGCTCTCCACCAAATCGCTCAAGGTGTCCATATCGGTGGCTAGTTCGGGCGGGCGTGTTCGGTTGTTGCGCACTATCTGCCAGAACATTTCCGAAAACATCATGCGGTTAATTCTCAACGGGTTCATTTGGGTTCCTCCAGTATTTGTCCCACGTACTTTGGGATGTCTTGAACGTAAAAGTAGGATCGGCTCTTAGGGTGCGGGTTGGCCGGGTCGTATGTCGCCCAATAGACGACATCCCGAGCCGTTGCCGTGACCTGACAGAGCAGTGGCATGTGCTTGGCGTCCAGCCAGTGCCGGTGCTCGAAGACGGTTCCGCGTTTCATCTGGTGCCCTCCAGCGCCCTCTGGATGGCGTCTTCCACGTACCGGGCGGCTCGGTGCAGATCCGGGCGTGAAAACGGCCTGTAGAGCACCTCCGTAGCTTTACCGGTGCGCAGTAGCTCCAGCGCGTCCAGCCGGTTTATCGGAAAGTAGCGCATCTGGGTGACCGAGACGCGATACCAGCGCCCATTCGCAGGTGACATGGCCAGTTGCAGGCGCTTCATTTCGCACCTCCGGTCGCTTTCGCGATCACTTCCAGAATCTGGCGCTCCACTCGGAGTGCGTCCGACCCCTCGGCATCGGAGTCGTTCAAGAGCGCGATCACCTCGTGCAGGGCGGCGAGCATCTCGGGTGCTGCTGCGATGACATTGGCGTCGGCGTTGATGTGCTCGCGATCGCCATCGACATCGGGAATCATCGCGACCAGTTCGCGGTGGCTCGTGACGCCATCGGTGGCGGACCAGATGTGGCGGGCGATGCCTTGGTCGCCCAAGGCGTGGGTGGCTTTCCATGGGCCGGTGGTGTGCTGGGTGTTCATCGTGCGACCTCCCGAGCGACAGCCTGCGAGGCTGCGAGCCATTTAACCTTGGCAAGCTTGACCGCCAGCGCGACAGCGGTCGCGTTCGGTCGGATGCGAAACTCGTCAATTGCGTGCTCTTGAGCGGCTCGCATGGCTGACAGCCATTCGCCGGTCATCTCGTAGCTGTTGAAGGCGGCACGCGCCATTTCATCGATTTGAGCGTCGTTTAAGTAGGCGCTGCGAAGTTGTGTTTTCATCGTTTGCCTCGTTTGGGTTTGAGTTTGGACAGGGAGATACTAGCACAAGCCGGTTGTGCGTCAAGCGCCCGTCTGAAACATTTTGCTCAGGCGGTCTAGATCGCTTGCAGGCAGGGTGCTCGGGTTGTCTTTGTCCAAATGGATAAGCTGGCGCTCCAGATCCCGTAGTTCGGCTTTCAGTTTGCCGATGCGGTGCTTCAGGTGCGATCGGACATCGACCGGCTTGCCGGTGATCCAGTACCGCACAGCGCCATCGGCGTCTTCCATCTTGGTGAGCTTCCCGAGCGCGACCAGTCGCTCGACCGAGGATCGGACTGCCTGTATGTAAGCGCCCGCTCCAAATAGCATCGATGCCTGCTGCTGGATCTCCAATAGCGTTGCCGGGTCGGGCAGGGACTGCATGGTTTCCATGTAAACGGGTCTGCGTGCCATAGGGCCTCCGATTAGGGTGCGAATCGGTCGAATTGTGGCCCTTTTCTAATTAGTTGGCAATTAATAAAAATACTTCTAATAATTTAAAATCGCTGTTTTTTGGAAAATTTCCTTATGGGACAATGGCTTGGGAATTGATTTTCAATTCATGTTCATACAAGGGGGGGGCACAGGGAGACAGGAAGGCGGATAGACAAGAAGAGATAGAGTAAGAAATATAATAATAAATAATAATATATATACATATCCTACCCTTTATGGATCAACAACTTACGAGTGGGTGGTTGTTTGCGCGCAACAGAATTGGTTCTTTTAGTTCAAATGAACTTGAAAGTGGCTTGGCGGCAGGGCAGTTTGGTTGTAGATTCCCAACATGCAACGGACCAATGAAGAGGGAGCCGTGACTGTGGAAGTTGACACGGAAAAGCCGGTGAAAAAGCGCGGGCGGGGTCGTCCGCCTGTGGCTCCGGAAGAGTCGAAGGAACTCCAAACTGTACAAGCGCTAAAAGATGCCAGAAAACGCTGGGCGCATCCTGATCCGATTCTGTCGAAGTCAGTTGCCACTATGGCCCTCGCTGGCTTTCCGCGTGAGCAGATCTGCGCGGCGCTGAAAATCAGCCCGGAAACACTGGGCCAGCACTATCACGACGAAATGACGCATGGCCGGACTAACATCATGGCCGAGGTCGTGGGAAGTCTCGCCCAGCGTGCGATCGCGGGCAGCGATACGGCAGCGATCTGGCTCACGAAGACGCGCCTAGGCTGGTCGGACCGACAGCAGGTCGATGTGAATGCCAGCGTAGAAGTCGTGCACCATCGGGGCGAACTCATGTCCGAATTAACCGGGCTAATCCAAAAAGGGATCACGATAGACGCGGAGCCGATTCCGGAAAATCCGGGCAAAACGGATTCTGACCCCTGATCACAGGGATAGGCTCGGGCGCTTCTGGGCGCAAAACGGCACCGGCCCTCGAAAACGAGGGATAAGGTCATGCGGGCGGATTGCGCCCGCGACCGCTGGACCGGCCCGGAAAATGGCCAGCCGGACCCGTTGCGGGCACGCGGCCCGCGCAAAAATCAGCCGGTCAGCCGGTCAGCCTACGGGCGCGTCAAGCTCGCGCACGCCACCAGCCCGCGAAACTTTCCGGATAGGTCCGCCACATGGCAGTGCCCCATGGTGTTTGGTGGCGGGCACCCATGCGGGCGGATAACGCGGACCGGCTCGCCGGGCACTAGCGTGGTTTTTGGGTCGATTAAATCGATGACAACGGGCCGGTATACGTACCGGGCACCCATGCGGACGCGGGCGGGCATGTGATGTGCTCCAAAGTATCGGCGCGAAATTGCACCCCATAAAGCGCCCCATGGGCGGGCGCTTTATAAGCTGCAAACTCAGGCAGCGCGTGCTACCGCGTCAGCTTTCCGTTTGCCGGTACCGTGCGCGTGAAAGCCAACGATAACGTCGCGGCGCTCGCCAGCTTGCCGTTGGCATAAGCCACAGCGGGCGCAATTGATATCTGAGTACTCAGCCGGGCACGCGACGACCGTGCGGCCCGCTGGCGTTTTCAATGTGCGCGGCGCGTCAGCCGGTAACACGACGACAACGGGCGCGATCGCAAGCTCTGCGAGCTGATCAGCTTCCGCGACCGTGTTCGCGCTCAGATTCACGGTCAGCCCGTTTTGATTCGCGGCGCGGATAGCTTCCGCATTACCGGGCGCGAGCGGGTCGTGGTGCGTGTACGTGAAACCTTTCCGGCCGCGATTAGCTTCCACAAGCTCCGCCAGCTTTTCGGTATCGATGTGCACGCGGTCAGCGGTCGGCAAGTCGCCGCTCACGTTATGACGCCACAATTGACCACGCGGAAGCTTGCGCACGTTTTCGCACAATGTGGACCACGAGCCGCCGCGCTCGCCGTTGGTCACCTTTTTCCAGTGGATAGCTTGCGGACCGTAGTCGGCATAACATCCGCCCGCATTCGCCCGGTTTAGCGGACACGATATCGGGCAGAATTTTTCTGTACTAGTAGTCGCTGGAATCGGTCCGATTTTTTGATTGGATGATACGACCGTGAAATGTACCGAGTAGCTGACCGTGTTTTGAGTTTGCATCTTTTGGGTTTCCTAGTTTGGTGCGCACTATTGCGCCCGAAAATTATCGCCCGCCCTGGTGCTATGCGCAAGCGCTTTGCGCTAAATACATGCGCGGGCATTCCGCGCAATTGCTAGCACCATGCGCGACCGGTCCGCCCGCATGTGGCGGGCACATGCCCGCACATAACCGGGCGCGACTAGTACCGGGCGGGCGCGATTCACGGCCCGGAATGCGGCAAGGTGTCCGGGTCCCGTCAAGCCAGCCAGAATCAGGCGAACGGGCAGGCGGGCGGGCGGGCGGGCACGCGAAACGACCCAGTGGGTGGTGGGTCCCATCTGCGGTATTTCACTTCCTAATTACACTTAAACTTTTACTTGCCCTACCCCCTTGCGCACGTTTACTCTAGGGTCCCATGCTGTATACCGGAGCCGCACCCCTACCCCGCCATACTTACTGCTACGTGCAGCCCAACACATTCGGCAACGAAGACTGGGTACGGGTAGCGTGGTTTGGGTTGGTATCCCATCCGGGCAGAACGTGGGGATGTCATGTGATGTTGGAGTGTGGGGCGGTGTACCGAAACGTCCCGCTGCACAAGCTTGCGCACAAAATCACAGGGACCCCTTGGGACCCCGCCGACGCACAGACTTGGGATTGCTACGGGAACCAGTTCAGCGTGTTGGAGTATCCGTTTCTCGAAGGGACCCGAATGCGTACCCGGCTACGGTCCAAGCAAGAGCACACCGGTAACTACCTCTTTACCGCGATCCCGATGATGGACGGATTCAGTCTGGAGCCGGAGCAGAGCAAAGAGTTTTACTTCATCAAACTGGACAACGGGCGTTATACAGCGCAACCTACGAACCACGTTTTGGTGCTGGATAAATCGTTCATCACCGAAGCCAACTGGCCGAAGTTGAAGCGTCAAACTGAGATTTGGAGTGTTGACAATGGCAACGAAGTCTAAAGTAAACGCAGCGGGTAACTACACGAAGCCCGAGATGCGCAAGAAGTTATTCAACGAGATCAAAGCATCCGCCACCCAAGGCACCGCAGCAGGTCAATGGTCAGCGCGCAAAGCACAGCTACTGGCTAAGCGCTACAAAGAAAAGGGCGGTGGGTACAAGTCATGAAAGCCCCACAGAAGTCACTGAAGGATTGGACTGCGCAAGAATGGCGCACCAAGTCAGGCAAGCCGTCATCGCAAACTGGTGAGCGGTATCTACCTAAGGCAGCGATCAACGCGCTTTCTCCACAGGAATATGCAGCCACCACTCGTGCTAAGCGTGAGGGCAAGGCGCAGGGTAAGCAGTTTGTAGCGCAGCCGAAGAAGATTGCGAAGAAGACCTCGCGTTATCGATGAACCAGCCCGTCCAAGGGTCCCCTGCCGGGACCCCGCCGGGACCCACTCCGGCAACGAAAAAGCTTTCTCCGCTGGAGCAGAAGCTCGCTCAGCTTCCGACCGAGGATCTGGAGGCGCTCACTTTTCATGCCCGATGGAGCAGTAAGAGGCACAAGCACCAGATCCCGCCGAAGGGCGACTGGACTGTCTGGCTCTTGCTAGCCGGTCGTGGTGCGGGCAAGACCCGCACGGCAGCGGAGTGGACTTGGTGGAATGCGTATCAGGCGAAAGAGACGCGCTGGTTGGTAAGCGCACCGACTTCAGCGGACATTCGAGATACGTGTTTTGAGGGTGATTCGGGTCTAATCTCGGTCATGCCCCCTGCGATCGTGAAGGAATACAACCGATCGCTATCAGAAATCATTCTCGTTAACGGTTCTCTGATCAAAGGCATCAGCGCAGAGACTCCCGACCGGCTACGCGGTGGACAATGGCACGGCGCGTGGTGTGATGAGCTAGCCGCATGGCAGTACGACCAAGAAGCGTGGGACATGATTATGTTCGCGCTACGTCTAGGGTCCCATCCGCGAATCGTAGCCACGACGACTCCGAAGCCAAAAGCCCTCATTAGAGACTTAGTTGAGCGTGACGGAGCCGATGTACACGTTACGAGAGCCTCCACTTACGAGAACATTGCGAATCTGGCTCCGACTTTCCAGCAACAGCTCTTGAAGTTCGAGGGCACGACGCTTGGAAGGCAGGAAATTCACGCAGAAGTCTTAAATCCCGAAGAGCAGGGCATCATCAAGCGCAACTGGGTGCAGCTCTGGCCAGCGAAAAAGCCCTTACCCATACTGGAACACATCGTGATGAGCCTAGATACGGCCTTCACGGAGCAAACCAGAGACAAGAAAACGTCAGATTCCGACCCAAGTGCGTGTGTGGTACTTGGACTTTTCTACGAAAACGAGAAACCGAACATCATTTTGCTGGATTGTTGGGAAGATCGGCTGGGAATGCCCGATTTGATCCAGCGAGTGAAGCGGGAGATGGAGGTTTTCTACGGCGACGATGAGCAAAAGCCGATGATCAAGCCGAAATTCGGTCCCGGTCGCATGTTAAACACCGGAAGAAAGCCCGATACCATCGTAATTGAAGACAAAGGCAGCGGAATTAGCCTCAGACAGATGCTGGCACGCGAGGGAATCGTCGCTCACGCCTACAATCCGGGAAAAGCGAGCAAATTGACGCGATTGCACATGGTTTCGCACCTATTTGCGAGCGGAATGGTGTGGTTTGTGGAGTCGGATAAGCGAAAAGGCCAGATTCGCTCGTGGGCAGAGCCGCTTTTGTATCAACTGTGCTCGTTTTCGGGTGAGGGAACCATCAAGCATGACGATTTGATGGACGCTTGCACCCAAGGTTTACGTTTCCTTGCCGATAAAGATATGATAAGCGTGAGTAAGCCTAAGCCGTTGCAGCCTAGGATGATTGTGAACGAGCGCCCAAGAGGTAATCCGTATGGCGTCTGAGCCGAACGATCTGGACGAAGCCCAAGAAGACCTTGGTGAGATGTTTGAACTCCCCGAGGAGGTTTCGGACGTTGAAGACACCGAGGATGGTGGGGCGATTGTTCGCTTTGGCGAGGATGAGGAAGAGCCAGAAGGTGAGCGCGAGTTCTATGCGAACTTAGCCGAGAAGCTCCCTGAAGGCGTCATGGATGATGTGGCTCAAGAGTTCTTGGGTCTGATTGCGAAGGACAAAGAGGCGCGTAAGAAGCGCGATGAGCAGTACGAAGAGGGAATCCGACGCACAGGACTTGGTGACGATGCACCGGGCGGCGCTCAGTTTCAGGGCGCAAGTCGGGTCGTGCATCCCATGCTCACTGAAGTCTGCGTGGACTTCTCTGCCCGAGCTATTAAGGAGCTTTTCCCGCCCGAGGGACCCGCCAAGGACCACATCGTAGGCGACGAAACTGCCGATAAGGTAGCCAAAGCCCAGCGCAAGACGCGCTATCTGAACTGGCAGATGACCCAGCAGATGCCGGAGTTCCGAGCCGAGCTAGAGCAGTTGCTTACTCAGGTTCCGCTTGGTGGCGCTCAGTACTTAAAGCTCTCTTACGATCCGAACAAGAAACGACCGGTGCCCCTCTTTATTGGCATCGACGATGTGTACCTGCCCTATGCGGCAACGAACTTCTACAGCGCCGAGCGCAAGACGCACGTTCAGTACGTGACGGAGATTGAGTATCTCCAGCGTGTGAAGTCGGAGATGTACCGGGATGTGGATCTCGCTCCGACGACGATGGAGCCGGATGTTTCGAAGGCTGAGAAAGCCAACAACAAGATCGAAGGCCGTGATGGCAGCGCGTATGACGTTGATGGTTTGCGCACGATCTTTGAGATTTACGCCATTGCCGACATTGAAGAGGAATATGGACTTGCGCCGTATATCTTCTCCATTGACAAAGTGACGGGTAAGGTCCTCGCGGTTTATCGAAACTGGGAAGAGGGCGACGAGACGCTGCAAGAGATGCAGTGGATTATTGAGTTCCCGTTTGTGCCGTGGCGTGGTGCGTATCCGATTGGCATCCCGCAGATGATTGGCGGTATCTCAGCAGCGGCGACGGGTGCATTACGCGCTCTGCTCGACTCTGCACATATTGCGAACTTCCCCGGCATGTTGAAGCTCAAGGGCGGTCGCGAAGGCGGACAGTCCGAGCGTATTGATCCGACTGAGGTTAAAGAGATTGAGGGTGGTGCGTTTAGCGATGACATTCGCAAGATCGCGATGCCGTTGCCGTTCAATCAGCCATCCCCTGTCCTCTATCAGCTCTTAGGATTCTTGGTTGATGCGGGTAAGGGCGTTGTTCGCACGACGCTGGAAGACATTGCCGACAATCAGGGCAATATGCCGGTTGGCACGCAGTTGGCGCGTATTGAGCAGGGCATGGTGGTGTTTAACGCCATTCACGCTCGCTTGCATGATGCGATGGGTCGCACGCTTAAAGTGTTGCACCGCATCAACGCGATGTATCTGGAGAACGACGAGGTTAAGGACGAAACCGGGCAATTGCTCGTTAAGCGTTCTGACTTTGAAGGCCCGATGGATGTGGTGCCGGTTTCGGACCCGAACATCTTCTCTGAGGCCCAGCGTTTTGCTCAGGTTCAGGCGCTTTCCCAACGTGCGATGGCGCTCCCTCAGGTCTACAACATTCGTAAAGTCGAAGAGCGCATTCTCCAACAGTTACGGGTCCCAAACGCCAAGGAACTGCTGATCCCGGCTCCCGAGCCGAAGGAGATGAATGCGATCAACGAGAACGTCGCAGCGACGTTGGGTCGTCCGGTGTCGGCATTTCCGCAGCAGGATCACCTCGCGCATTTGCAGGCGCACTTGGATTATCTGACTAGTCCCATTTTGGGATCTTCGATGTTGATGGCTCCGACCTTTGTGCCAAGCATCTTGAATCACATCAAGGAGCATATTGCGTTGTGGTATGC